CTGACGGTCCCTGTAGCGCTTCTGCCTTTCGGCTGCCGTATGGTCACGTTCCCGGTACTTGGCGAAGTTCAGGACGATGTACCCGCCATCCACCCTGACGAGCCGTCTTCCGTCGAACTCCGGAGATCGACTGGTGTTCTCGGGAGAGGCCAGGCGTTTGAGGGCCTCGATCCCTGCCTGGACGTCGTCGATTCCGGCCATCCGGATGATTCCCACGCCAGCAGCCTCGACGAAGCCGTAGTTGCCAGGGGGGACGACGAATCCAGTTAGGGCTAGGCTATCCACCTCGATCTCGGACATCGGTTCCGTGATCGTCCGTGGAACAGCCATCAGGAGGGCGGTGAGGAAGAGTTCTCGAGCCTCGCGGTCAAACCAGATCGTAGACCGGAGGATCCCGCAATCGAGCTTTACGAAAGCCACTCCGTAACGGTAGTGACGCGTAACGGCGTTGTCAAGTGGGGAGGGGACTCTTTTCTGAAAAAACGAGGTGGGGTAGACTTTCGGTTAAGGGGGACAGGATGAGATGTGAACGTTGTGATCGTTCCGGTGCTTACCGAAAATTCGGTCTGTGTTCGCGCTGTCGTGTTGGGGTAAGGCCGCCATCACCGTACGGAACGAAGGCCAAGCACCCAGAGATTGCCTTCGCGAAGTTCACGATACCGGAGCCGAATTCGGGGTGCCTGCTGTGGATCGGAGCCGTCAAGAAGGGTGGGAAGGGGATGCTTCCGTACGGACGTCTGAAGACTAACGGGAGGCACGTCAAGGCCCATCGCTACGCGTGGGAGAGGGCTCGAGGGCTGATTCCGGATGGGCTGCTTGTGCTACATACGTGCGATAACCCATGTTGCGTGAATGCTTTACATCTGTATCTTGGTACGCACAAGGATAATGCCCTGGACTGTTCGAGGCGTGGCAGGAGACGCCCACGCAAGGCGCTGGTAAAGGGCTAGGTGATGATGGCTGACACCCCTAGCTCAAAAGTCGCATGGGGGGTCCGGGTGGGCTCACCGCATGGCCGAGAGGTCTAGCGGTCCCCTAGTCTCCGCCCCCTCCCCCTCCCTGGTACCGGGCGCAAGTCTAGTGATTCGACCACTAAACGTTAGACTAGCCTGTGGAATAATATCGTGATAACGGCGCTCATCGAGCCTAACCTCTTGATGGTGCGACAGTTAGACAATCACGCCGTATTTAACAGTTTATCCGTTATCGGACGTAGAACGTGCCGAGGTCTAGCGCTGTTCGTCATCGGTAGACGACGGCGGCTCAATCTCCGCCTGCGCCTCAACCCTCCCCCTCTTCACCGGCTGAGGTACCGCGATCACGACCTGCAACGGCCCGCCTCCCGCTCCTGTTAGCTCCGTCTTATCCCCGTACACGGCTCGTCTACGGCCCTTAAGGATCAGCTCGGCGAGCCTATCGCTGTAGACAGTCTCCTCACCCACCTTGCTCCCACCCTGGTAGATGGGACGCTGGTGGCCTTCTACGGCCCTCTGGTATGCCGCCGCTTCCAGGCGATCGATGCCGCATTCCATGGCCTTGTGGATCTCCGTTTCGATTGCCGGGACGCGTTGACGCCAGTAATGGACCGTGTCCGAGGAGATACCGGCGAGCTTTGCCGCCTTGTCGATCACCGGAACCGTGCGGAGTGCCTCGAGAAGCGGGCCGATCCAGACGTGCGGCCTTCCGAGCTTCCCTCCTCGCGCCCGCGTATTCGCTAGGCGATCCAGTTGGGCGCTGAGTGCCTCGTCAAGTCTTTTCCGCCTAGTGAGCCACGGACTCTCCCTCTTCCCCGTAGCCTTCCGATTTTCATCAAGCGGAGCGAGTTCCGCGTGGATAACCTCTTCCGATTCAACGTCTTCGGTAGTCTGCGCGTTGGCGCTCATACTCCTAACATACTCCCGCCGTCAAATCTCCCTCGTCAAGGGGTCCGAAGATTTCCCTCTTTTCTTCCCTCCCACCCTTGAAAACGCATTTCCTCCGCCCTATCTTTCCGACATCACACAGCCCGAGAGGGCGGAAAGGAGCAGCGGATGACAGACAACGCATCCCGAATCCGCCGCGAATACGTCGAAGGCTACGAATCCCACCCCGGCCGTTTCGAAGGCGAGGGACCGGAAACCGTCTATTTCTACGATCTCACAATGGACGGAAGCGGCGACGAGCTTTCATGCATGGAGGACGGTTGCGGCGAGTACGCTTGCATGCTCGAAGTTGACGACGACGAGCGCGAAGCCTTCGAGTTTCCGTCCAACGTGACTCACTTCCTCGTCACTCAATCCGAGTACGGATTCATCAGCGGAACCCCGCTCACCACGCGCGAAGCCGACAAGGTCCGTAAACAGTACGAAGCGCTCGACGCTCTTCACGTCAACGAAGCCTAAACGGCACGAAAGGAAACGGCGATGAGTCAATTCGAGGTGATCGTAGGAAACATCGGCACCGTCTACAGTGGCGACAACGAGGCGACGGCGCGCGAGGCGTGGCGAAGCTATCGCGCCGACTCCATCTCTCACTACGGCCGCGCGAGCGGCGAACCGGTTACGCTCTTCGTCGACGGAAACATACTCGACGAGTACCTGGGCGAGACGTTCGGGGAATAGGTCTCCCCTGGTAAGCGACGCACCTAACCCGTGCGTCGAAACGAAGGGAGAAACGAACATGCGAAACCGACACTCGATCATCGATCAGATACGGCGGGATGATCCGGAGTATCAGCCGCTCCCGGAAGCCTACCGGAAAGACGCGATGTTCCGCTTCGCCGAAAACTACATTCACGCGGACGGATGGCACGGCCCGTTCTCTCCTCGTGACCTGTTTCGCGAAGCCGGCCCGCGTGAGCGCGGATTGACGCTCTCCGAAGCCAAGACGATCCTCCGGTGGACTGACCCGCGTGACGCCGCGCTCTCGATTCTGAAGGATGCCGCCGATTCCATCGACGACTATCGCCACGAGGATTACATGACGTGCGATGAGGCGGACTGTGCGGCATGCGAGAGCGGAGAGGGTCATCTCTGCGAGGATTGGCGCATCGACTCCCGCGACATCGTCAAGGACCGCTTCGCCTACGTCTTCGAAATCTACGGCGCTGGCATCATCTAACCGCTAGTCTTTCGCCCATGCGGCCCGCAAGGGCCGTGAACGGCGATTCTCGAAGAATCGTATCAACGAAAGGAGAGCGGCACATGCGAGAGTCAATCGAAAAACAAGGCGAGTACGGCACGCTCCGCCTGTATGCCGTGGCCTATCGCGACGAGTGCGACGCCGACAACGCGGGAGAGGTTTCCCTCTGGGCGTACAGCTCGGAACACGCCACGGAGCGATTCTACGACTCGGCGGACGCCGAGGGCTGGCGCGTGCTCAAGGTCGCGCGTCGTCGCGCGGACGGTCTACGGCATCGCATGAACTGGCACGCAGCCTAATACTTCTTGACACCGAACCGTCACGAACCTAGATTACCAATACACACAAGGCCGATAGGCCAGAAAGGCTCACCCGATGAGCGCAACACTCCAGCTCGAAAGCGTTGCGGCGCTAAACAAGATCCCGCGCCATTCCGTCGAAGAGGCGGCATCGAGCACGGGACAGGTAAGCGGCGAACCGCTCCTTTACGCGATGGATGGCATGCTCCGCTATGCCAGGGCGTACCGCAAGGCGTACGACTCGAAGCTGTCCGATGATGGATTCCTCGGCCCGCATTGGCTCGACGCGGTCAAGGGACTGCGCGGCCTGCTCAACGGTCAAGGCGCCGTCGCGATGGAACGCAATATTTCGACCGACTCGAAGAGCAATGGGGCGATCGAAGAGATTTTTTGGCTCGCGATGAACGCGGCCGGATTCGAGGAGGACGACCTGTGAGCGACAACGAACGCCTCTATCGCGTCTTCACGCGTACCTGGTGGCGCCTCAATCCGAAATGGTCGGGCGGACTAGAGCCCTGCCCCGGTCGAAAGAGCTACCGTGGCCACCCCGACCGGCTCACGTACAGCGAGGCGCAACGCTACTGCGCGGAATGGCTCAAGACGCACCCGCCCGGCAAGCTCTCCCGCAAGGCCGAATTCGAGGAAAGGTGACGCCATGAGCACGCCGAAACAAATCCAGACACGCCGAACCCCGCTTTCGCGCCTAGAGCGCGAGGCCCACGAACAGCTCAAGCGTGATCTCGCTAACCTAGACCTAGTCTACGGCAGAAAAGCCGCCGATCGTGCGCTTGCGAAGTGGAACGAGGAGGTGAAGCTGATCAATCGCGAGATCCGACGAAGCGAAAGGAGGTGACCCCTAGCGCCTAGCCTGAAGAGGACGCCGAGCACGTCTCGGCATCCGATTGAGGAAAGGCGATCACGCCAGAAAGGACAGCCATGAGATTCTCAAATCCGAGTTGCCCGAAGTGCCGCAAGCCAGCCACGGGCGTAGTCGAGCGCGTTACGCGCCTGACCGGCATCGCCAAGCAAGACGACGGCTCTTTCGAATGGGATACCGAAGCGTTCGATGAGGTCTGCTGGGAGGACGACTATCCCGTTCCGTTCGTTCGCGGGAAGAAGACCTTCGACCAGACGCTTTTCTGCCGTCGTGACTCGCACAGCTATTACGAATGGGGCTCCAACATTCTTCCCGACACCCCTTGAAAATGCGTTCCCACGGCCCTACATTCTCCACACGCAACGGCCCGGAAGGGCGGAAAGGCTAAGGCGATGATCGCCAGAAACGTCAAACTCGAAACACTCGAAGGCGCGGCGCGAAAGGTCGGCGTCAAGCTCGACGTCGAGCCCAAAGGGCGCGGCTTCCGGGTCAAGGTCTACCCTTCGGACTCCAGCGCCGAGCGAGAGCACTACAGGGCGAAGCGGTACGCGTGCCGTACCCAGGCCGGCGAGCCGCGAATGAAGCGGGTCTACGCCGTATGCTGGCACGGATTCCGGGACTTCTTCCGCGCCGTCTACGCGAAGGAGCCGAAGGCCATCTTCCGTACCGCGATGGCGACCTACAACGGACGGGACGACTTTCGCCGGAACTTCGAGGCGACGGGTGACCGCAACATCGGATCAATGATGATCCCGCTGTCGGCGCGCGACGGCTGCGCATGCGAGGAGTAGTCATCGTGCGTAAGAAAACCCCACCGACCGACGTCACGGTAGCCAACGAGGGCTCCCTCCTCCTCTTCACCCCCAAGACCGACTCCGGCCGTACGTGGCTGGAACAGAACGTGGAGAGCGAGGCCACGTGGTATGCCGGTTCCCTCGTCGTGGAGCCGCGCTACGCTCGCGAGCTTGCCGCCGGCATGATCGCGGATGGGCTGAGGGTGAGGTAGCCCGATGCGCCAGGATGACATCGGACCCGCTCGCGCGTGGCTTCGGCTGGCGGCTGCGCGGAACGAGCGGCTCGCTAAGGTAGCCCCATGACCCCCATCGACCGAGTCCAAAAGCTCATCGCCCTGACGTCCTCACCCCACGAGGAAGAGGCGCGTACGGCAGCGATCCAAGCATGTCGGCTGATCCGGGAGTATGGGCTCATCATCGCCGAGAAGGTTGGTGAACGGCCGGGGTACGTCATCGGTAAAGGACGCGTTAGCCGTATGCGGGATACGTACGGAAACGACTTCTCCGACATGCTCCGGGACCTGGTCCAGGAACAGGTCGGAAGGCACGCGCCACCCACCCCCAAGCTCTACCCCGTCTGGACCTATTCCGATTTCCCGGCCGTCTGTTTTCCGGACATCGCGGGTGAGCAGCTCGGCTGTTCGAACTTCATTCAGCCGAAGACTTGGCGCCTCGTCTATCACGAGGGCTCGCCCAGCGGACCCGGTACGATGAACCTCTGTCAACGCTGCGGCGAGAAGGTCAAGCCGCTTGGAACGAAAGAAAGGGACGAACATGCGAAAGCTGTATAGGGATCGGCTGCTCAAACTCGCCGCGCACCTGGAGAATGGACGTCCCGGCGGACATCGTTATTTCGACTTCTCGATCATTCACCAGAACCACGGTAGCCCGAGGCACTGTGGCACCTCTGGCTGTGCCATCGGTGAGATGCCGGTCGTCTGGCCGAGACTGTTCGTGTTCAGCGGACCGGGCGAATACGACGAGGTACGCTCAAAGAAAAACCCCATCATTGATGGCTTTGGCCGGGAAAGCTATCGCACCGCCGTCAACTTCTTCGGCCTGACTTACGAAGAGGCCGAGCATCTCTTCTCGCCGAACAGGCAAGACGTGCGTCAATACGGCGGACGACTCCTCACGGGGGGCGCCAAGCCCGAGTCCGTGGCCCGTAACATCCGGGCCTTCGTCGCGAAGAAAGAAAGGGAGGCCGCGAATGCCTAGGGGCATGGCCCATACCCGCCACCTAACAAGTCCTCGCCTCCTCCCCATCTGGCAGCTCCTACTCACCCGCTATTCGGAGAAGCGACCGGGACCGACGAGCGCCGAGATCAGCTCGCTTACCGGAACGATGGCACCGGGTACCGACCTGAGTGAACTTCGCCGGATCGTGGCTCCGTTGGGATGGACGATCCTTCCGGCGCGATTCGTCAAGCGGGTGGGCCGAAACAAGGTCTACGTGTACGATCTCCAGAGAACCAATTCCCACCTCACCGTCGAGGCTAACGCCCCGGCGCCCGCCAATACAGCCGGCCTAGGGGAAACCCAGGCCGGCCCCGCCCCTACCTCGGAGGACAGGCCATGAGCCTCACGACATGGCGGAAGGAGTTCTATCCCACCTTCGCTCAAGACGCGACAAGCGAGAACGCCATCGAGCATTCGATCCGAAAGTGGGTAGGGCTGCGCTCAGAGAACCTTCAGAAGCACAACGTCACGACGAACGGCTCGTCCCTACATGACGGGGCCAATTCGCTTTGGATCGACGCCTCTACCTGTGCGCTATGCGTCGTCTACTACGATCATTCCGAGCGAACCGTCTCGGCGTGCTCTCGGTGTCCCCTCTTTCGGGTAAGAGGTAACGTCGCATGCGACAAGGCCCGGCCGGAAGAGAAACCCAATCGGGAGCCCTATTTTCTATTCACGGCCTTGCGCGACCCCGAGCCGATGATCGACTGGCTCAAAGCGGCGGCCGAGCTGGAGACGAAGACGACGGTAGACCCGGATTGGGACGCTCGTCCTGACCATGAAGCCCGCATCCCCACCGAAGACCAGGACGAGGCACGGAGGTACGAACGCCGTGGATAGACACCGCAAGCCCGAAG